TGATTTCGTTTTGATTCATAACTATTCATTTAATTTTGAAATAGCGTGACTTAAAAACTCACCATGTCTAGCTTCTGATATATACCCTGTTAATTTAGGCACTTTAAATTCATTAATAAAAGCTAAAGCGATTTCTTTATATTTATCAGGGTTAGTTTTATTTAAATCCTTAAGCTGATCCATAATAAGATTTCTGGCATCAGTAGTTATAGGAGGATTTTTTTTAGCTTGTTCTGAAACAGGTGCAAGTTTTTGATTAGCCTTAGTAGGTGTTCTGCTAGTACCTTTTTCTTTTTCTGGTGGTGGTGTTAATGAATTAGCATCATCATCTTCATCAGAACCTATGCCATAGATAGCAGCTAAAGCATATTTTTTTGTATAGGTTCTTCTAATACCATCATCCTGACTTCTGTTAGTAGCTTTGACGGATTCTGGTATTGGAGGAAGAACATCAACACTTTCCATCTTTTCATCTTTCCAGTAGATAGTAGTTACTAGAAGAGAAATAACTTGCCCTTGCTCAGTAATAACGTGTTTTCCTGTTTGAGAATGTGAGATCCCAAGTTCATGTGCATATTGCACAATTTGTAAAACATCTTCAAGAGTTGTGTAATATCTTGGTTGAGGGAATTTAGTAAAGCCTGTCCTGGGAGCAGCTTTTACTTTCATTTGGAACAACCTAAGAGCATCAGTTAAAGATGTTGGTTTTTCTGTGGCCATTAGTAAATAAAGTTTACTGTACTCAATATATTACATTTATATAATGCCTAATGCAAGGCAGCCTGTAACAATGTGTTGAATTGTTCTGGTGTTAACACAACTCTCCATTCTCCTCCTCTGAATCTAACCATGCTTGCAGCAAAATCTACATCTGCATTTTGTCTTTGTGTTTCTACTTCTCTAGGCTTAACAAGACAGGCTCGGTTTTTATCTTTGTAATCACATACCTGTATTACACAGTTTGGTACGCCATATATATCTCCAACATCATCTGGTATTCCTGCTGCAAGATTTCTTTTACATTCAAATCCTGTTACTTTACTCAACAGTTCTGCTGCTTCTCTTTCTGCTTTATCTCCTTTTCTTTTATTAGGATTAGTCATCCTTGTAAATCTGCTATACGTCTATCTAATTCTTGAATCCTAATATTATATTGTTGGTCTGTTATTTCTTCTCTGAACCAACTATCTCCAAGAGCAGCTACCTCATTGTGCAACCTGGAAATTAAATATTTTTTTCTTTCGCTAAGTTCTTTATAAAAACATCTCATCTTTTAACACTCCATTTTCTTTTAATTTTATTGTGTAATTGTTCTCTTTTCATTCTTGATAATTTAAAAAAACATTCATCAAGATCATCAATTAAGGTATCAAATTCTGCCTGATTTGATAGCTCTAATGATCTTTGAAAATTAACAATAGATGCTCGTATTAATTTTAAGTCTCTACCTGAGACATCAAGTATATATCTCACTTTCTTAACTCATCCATAAGTTCAGTAATTTGATCCTTTGTATAGCCAAATTCATCTATCAATTTGTTATATGAAAAGTATCTTACCTTTCCATTTTTAGAAAACAAACCAGTTACTAATTCACTTTCATAACTTGGTGTAACCCATTTTGGTTTAATTTTTAATCTTTTACAAAATTCATCATTTTCATTAGGAACAAAATATTCATAGACTGTTTCAGATTCAGGGTCATAAAAAATTTGACCCTTGTATGGATTGGTTGGAAAATCTGGCATTTAAAATAACTCCTGTTTTGATTCAAATTTAGTCCATGCTTCTTGCCATGCAGCTTCGCATCTCTCAGTAGGTTGGTCATTGTTAAGGATGCACCTTCCTTCATAAGCCCAAATTGTATTGCATACATCTGGGGTTATCCCATAGTTTAGTTTCAACATTTCAATGTAACAACCTAGTTGCTTATCAGTTAAGTAAGGTTCTTTCCAATACATATCAATATCTTCAAGATGAGTCATGCCATCTCTAAATCTTTTTCTGATGTCATATTTAGAGTTGCCTTTAGTTTTTAAATCAATTAATCTAATCTGTTTAGTTTTTGTATCGTATCCAAGTAAATCAAGCTGACCTCCAACTGATTTATCTGGTATAGACATCATAAGTTCAACAGCCATTGGTTCAAAATGTGTGAACAATTCATGATTAAGTAATGGTTCAACCCATGCTTCGTAATCTCCTGGTTCAATCTCTCCACTGCCAAGCATCTTCTCTGCTAAACATTCATGCACCTTTACTCCTCTAGGCTGCCAGATATATCTGTAGGCTTCGATATTTTCTTTAGCTTCTTCTGTTAGTTCGTTACAAACTTCTGTTGTAGAAAAAGCAAGCCATCTTTGTAAAGTCTCATCAAAGTATTTGTGAGTCTCTTGATCTCTGAAGATAGCGA